GACGGGTGGGCCTCTCATTGTTTTAAGCAAAAATATGGTCATTGGCCACATAATAAACAAATATTTCCTATTGCTACGGGTAAAGATGTAATAGGATTTATACAACACTTAAACATAAGACGGGCTAAATCAAGAAATATGAGGGAGTTAAATTTATGAACGTAGTACCTTTAACATTGAAAGTAGCTAACGATTTTGTCACAGAACATCATACACATAATAAAAAAGTAGTAGGGTGTAAATTTTGTATAGGTGTTAATATTGATAATGTATTAGAAGCTGTAGCTATAGTTGGGCGACCTGTTGCAAGAAAATTAGATGATGGTTTAACTGTTGAAATTTTAAGACTTTGTACTAAACAAAAGGGTATAAAAAATTTATGTAGTTTGTTGTATTCTCGTAGTTGGAGATTATGGAAACTTATGGGGGGTAAAAGGATAATAACATACACATTAGAAAGTGAAAATGGGGCAAGTTTAAAAGCAAGTGGTTTTATTAAAACGGGAGAAACACAAACATTTAAAGAAGGAACGGGTTGGACTACTAGAAAAAATAGAGTATGGCAAAAAATTCAATCTCAAAAAAGAATAAGATGGGAGTATTTAATTAATGAGTGAAGAATACCAAGAACAACAAATACACAAATTAAGAGAACTAGGAAAAGATCATGCCAAAGCTAAAGGGCAAGTGACTTTATTAGATCATGGAAGGAAGATACTTTTAGCTAAATTAATGAAAGAACACATGATTAACTCTAACACGGGAAAACTTGATAGTGTTGCAAGTCAAGAAAGAGAGGCAAGAAGTGACCCAAGATATGAAGAACACATTAAAGCATTGGCAATAGCAGTTGAAAAAGAGTGTGAACTTTCATTCCAAAAAACTATTATAAATATAAATTTTGAAACATGGAAAACAAAAATGATTAATCAAATGAAGGAGTATAAAAACTATGGCAACAAAAAATGATGAGAGTTATTTTACACTAGAAAAATACGAGGTTTATTGGGAAGATGCGACATTACATAGTGCAGAATGGAAGGATATAGAAGATGCTAAAAAAGATGTTCCCGTTATAGCTTGTACTGAAGGATTTTTAATTAAGAAAAATAAAGACTATCATACCTTTGTTATGACAATAAGCGAGAGAGAATGTGGCGAAACTATGGTTATTCCCACAAAAAACATCAAAAAATTGACAAAATTAGGTAAAAAAACATTTTATAAGAAAGATTTTGAGTACAAAAAATATCAAAAATAAGAAACATTTAGAAAGATTAGTTGATCTTGGTTGTATAATTTGTAGAAAAATGGGTTTTCCCAATAGTCCTGCTGAAATACACCATATAAGGTATAAGGATTTGGGTATTTCAAGGCGTTCAAAAGCCCGTGAATGTATCCCTTTGTGTCCAAATCACCACCGAAATGGCTCAGAAAGTTATCATTATAGCCCTAAAAAATTCAATGCTAAATGGGGTAGTCAAAAAGAATTGTTGCAAGAGGTTTTAACTTATGTTAATAATACTTGATGTTGAGTAGATGTGTGTATTTTAAAAGTCATTTTAGCTCAAAGGTATCATACATCTTTAGCCGAGAGGAACTCAACTTAACGGGGCAGTAATGTAAGGAAGCATATGCTATTGATGTTTAAAATCATACGAGCCGAAACATCCATTATTGCCCTTAAAAATTATGATTGATTATAAAAAATTAGGGCGAATAGGTTTAGATAGTGCAGATCAACAAAAATTAGATTTGCTTATCAATGTGAATACTGACCCTTTAATATCCCAATATGATGAACAATTTGTAAAACACGGATTTGTGAAAGTAGATAACAACAAATACAATCTTAAAATGAGTGAAGATAGCAAATCAGTTTTTCAAATAACCAAAAATATTGCTCTTGAACAGATTAATTGGCTTGTTGGAGTTATTTCTAAAATTCTAAATGATGAAACAGATTTAAAAGAAATAGACAGGTTAAGAGATCAACTAACTATTGACCAATTAACATACGACAAGGAAATTTCAAATTTAAAAACTATTAATAAAAGACATCAAGAACTTAACGGACAATTAAGACAAGAAATAGAAGAAACTAAAAAAGATCACGACAATAAAATGATGAATAAAATAATTAAATATGAAAATGAAATCCACGAACTAAAAGAAGATAATAAAAAACTATCAAGGCAAATAGAAGATTTAGATAAACCTAGAAAATTAAGGGAAAAAGGTTTAATGTGACTAGCTAAATGGCGAAAAAAGGAACATTTGGGGTCAATACTTATAGGGAAAGAACTAAAAGAAAAATCGGTAGGCATAAAAAAAGAATGAATAAATCAGAAAAAAGATCATATAAAAAATACAATCGGGGTGGTAGGTAGTTATTTAAGTTGAATTGTAATAACATCTGTATCTTCATTTTTCCCTATAATCCGTGTTTGTTTAATAAATTTTTAAAATCTTCTCTTATATGAAACCTTGCGTCTAAATAGGTATTTATAGTGTGTTTTTTTATAATAGTTTTTAAATCTTTTACAAAATCTGTATCTTCTGAAATACCCCTTGAAACTGATCCATACCCATTGGCTTTTTCAAAATCTTTAAATGTAAAAATATAACCACAACTACAAGAACAATCATTTTTATAATCATTGTAATATATTGTGTCTTTTAAAACTTCGCCCCAATATTCAACCTTACATTTTGGACAATATAAATTTTTACTCATTATTTATAAAATTTCTTAATAAGTTCTTTAAGTGATTTAGTAGAATTGTTTTTAATATATTCCATCATTTTAGCTTGGGTCTTTTTATCTAATTGATTTTGTATTGGTGCTTGTTTAGGTGTTTCTTTGACTATTATAAAATTAGGTTTATCTGTCATTTTTTCCTTTTAGTTGATTTTTTATCAAGAATTTCAAAATGTTCTTTTATGTGCTTATTTAATTCTTTAGATGTCCACCCAAAATCTCGTAAATCATTGATAGAATTGTGAAAAACATCAAAGATTTTTTTATGTTCTTTTTCTATTTGTTTATTTGTTGTCATTATTTCTCCTTTTATTTATTAATATGATTTTGATGTTGTTCTTCCAACGTATCTAATTCAATAACATCAATATTAGTTTTTTCTATTTTGTCTAAAATTATTGGTTTAAGACCTTGATATATAATTTCCTTAATATCTGTATTATATAAATCAGTATCAGGAATATCTATTCTTACACTAAAACTTTTATTCATTTTTATCTCCTTTAAAATAATCTACAACTATCTTCACTATTTTATTAGGTTTATCTGTCATAATAATTAATTTGTTTTGTTGTCATTTTTTTATCACATAACATATTTGAAGTTCGCCCAATTAAACAAGCAGTACATTCAAATTGATTGTTATAATCATCACCCGCTTGTTCAAATTTGGGGCATTTTCTTTGTTCTTTGTATGGTGATAAATTCGGGAAATTACAAATAATGTCTTTTTTATTTTTTTTAAATTTTTTATCTGTCATTGTTTCTATTAAATGATTTTGTTAGTTCTTCTTGTTTTCTTTTTTGGTCTATTTTATAGCCGTCATATAACCATAATATAACGGCATAAAAACAAGCAAAACAAAGCATTAAAATTATAAAGTAAGTAGGTGTCATTTATACCTTTTAAACCCAAAACATATTTCATTAGAATTTTCTCCTTGTTCTGTTGAAAAAATCCCAATAGGTTTTAGAGTTTCTTCTTCTTCATTAGACATATTAAAATTTTCTACTATTGAAAATTGTATCGGTGTATCTAGATTAATTGATGAATTAGAATTAAAAACATCATTTAATAGTTTTCTAACTGTCCAATTTTTCATATCATCCCCTCTTTCATTAAAAAAAATTTAACTATAAATAGTATAGATATTGAAAAACCTATCCAAAAATTGACATGAATAGCCACAACAACACCTAAAAAAACCAAAGCAAAGCATAAGCCAAAATATAATGATCTAATCATTTTGAAGTCCAATTTTTGTTGCCCCGTCTAATCGTTTTGATTTTTCTTCTTCGCTTAAACTTTCCCAATTATCAGGGAAATTCATACCTTGCACTTTGTCAAAAAATTTCTTTTGATATTTATTCTTTGTTTTAACGTCATTTTGACACATTAAACCAAAAATAGCCGAAACACTTGAAACAGTTTTAAGCATATCGGGGGCTTTTTCTGTTGGTTTAACTTTTTCAAGGGCTTTTTTAAATTCTTCACTAGATAAACGGGCTTTTTTGTTTCCCCCGTCAATCCAATTTAAGTGCTTACCCGTTGTTGTTGACCAGCTATTACAACGAACAACAAGCCCTGATTTAAAATTTTCAAAAGCTATTATTGTGTCATAAGATTTATAAAAAGTTGTCCCATTTTCACGCCATTTTGAACAATGGGCTTTTATATAGCTTTGACTTGTATTATAGCTATAGTTGCCGTAAGTTCCGATATATTCCATTTTAAGCCCCTTTCATATATTGTTTAACTTGATTTAGTTCTTTTAATGTTTCAACAGTTTCAAGTATTTTTCCGTCAACTGTTATTGGTTTGATTACAAAAACGGCTTTTTTAATCCCGTCAAACATATCCGACCATTGATATGTATGTTGAATTAAAAACCTTGTTTTAGTCTTTTTACCCGTTAAGACTTTATAGTTTATGTCATTAAAAAATCTCTTATTTTCGGGTGTAAACCATTTTTTATTAACTTCTTTTAGTTCTTGAATTGTTTTAATCATATTAAATTCTCATTTGCATATTTACTTAAAATCTTAACACTTTCAAAAACATCATTTTTAGATTTTAGTTCTTTTATTGCTAGTTTTTTAAATTCTTCATTTTCAAGCAATTCATTAAAAATTGCCGTTGTTTCACTTTCAACACCCATAGCAATTAAACTAGATTTTTTAATCATTAAAAAGCCCCTATATTGTTATAATAACAAGTATCAGAAATTGCACACAAAACCCAAAACAAAGCCCAAAAAAAGCCAATAGTCAAAAACACGCTTAATAGGTTTAATATAATGATACTTATATTTTTTAATTTACTTAACATTTTTTTTATTTTCATCTTTTTTAAGTTCGTCAATTAATGAAACAATTTTTAATATATTTGTTGCATTAGCTTTAGAATAAAAAAGTTTTTTAGCTTTTTTCACTATTTTTTCTTTTTTTCTTAACATAGGTTAAGTTTATAAATCTTATATATATAGGTGTCAATACATAAAATAAAAAAATATTAATTATTTTTATTCATATTGTTTAAAACTGTAAAAATGCGGTTATTAACTTAATATGACTACACTTAAACAGCTTTTAAGCCATTATCTGATAAAGCCGTCAATAGTCATGGATCGGGGGTTATACTATGAGATATTAAGCAATTAAAAAGGGGTAAGATTGGCACTTGCCCCGATATTAATTATTTTTAATGTTCTATAAATGTTCTATTGACTTTAATAAATGACTTAATTAAGGTTAATTTAATATAAAATTAATAAAAAGGGCTAAAAATGACAATAAATGAAAAAATGAACAACGCGGTAATAAATGACAATTTTAACAAGATTGAAAGTATTGCATTAAACCCAAAAAATGCACTTGTTAGGGTATCATGTTTTAATATATTTACTGGTAAATTGCATTATGAACAAAAATGGGTTGATGTATCAAGTGTTCTTAATAAAGAAGATTACTTTGAAGATTTAAATGGAGATTGTCAGGATTATGTAATGCAATTGGATAAGTATAAAAATATGGATTATGATAAAATGGTTGATGATTTTGATAAACCCATTGAAAAAAAGAATAATGAAAGTTTAAAATACTTTGAAGATTTAATAGATAAAAGAAAAAAAGCATAATAAACCAATAAAAGACAATAAGCCCTGATCTAAACAATCGGGGCTTTTTATATATTGACATCAAAAGCAAAATAAAATAATACTTAATTAAAGTTAACAATTAACAAAAAGGCTAAAATGAAAATACTAAATAATTTTGATAAAAAAACTTTTAAGACAAGTTTATTTTGGTCAAAAGATATTAAGCTAAAATATAGCCATTTCAAAATATGTAGAAATGGGGATTTGTATTTTTTTCAGTATGAGCCATGCGATAATTGTAAATCATTTTGTGAAAGTGCTGACGGGGGTATAATTTTCCCGTTAAAAAATGCTTTACAACCCTACACAAGCGACTATGTGAAAAAAAATAGCTTAAATAAACTTAATGAAAGTGAAAAAATGCCTATACATTTAGCTTATAGTGATAAGCTAGATAGTGAGGCGTGTGATAATTGCTACCAATAAAAACAACCTATAAAACACAATAAGCCCCTACCTTAAAAGGCGGGGGCTTTTTGCATTTCGGGGTGTAGGTCTTAATCTAGCGAAACAATCAAAATCTATTCATTTACTTACAATCTATATAATAAAGAACTTTAGCTATAAGACTAGATCAATAGCTTAAACTGTACCAATAAGAGCAAGGGCTAGGGGCTAGGGCTTTGATAGCTTGATATGTGGCTAGATGAACCCTTAACACACACACACTCTCTCTCTATTTGGAAGATCAAGGGCAACACTACCCCTTTAATGTGTTAGATGTTATCTAGTTCTATGAATTGATTAGCCCTTATAGATTTAAAGACAAAGCCACGCCACGCCCACGCGATAAATAAAAAAGAACACGCGAATTTTACCCCCTACCCCCCAAAGTCAGCGACTTTCTTCATTATTAGGGATTACTCCATACAGCGATGGGGATTGTTTAATATTAACTTTTGTTAATAGGTATAAGGATATGTATTTTTTTGATGATTTCTATATAATGCTCTAATGAAAATCAGATACTACGATGTCAATCGTAATCGTTGGTGGGGATTTGCTATAGCTATGGCTAGTATATTTATCTTGTCAGATGCTAGATGGTTTTATAATAATATAGCACAGATGTTAGGGTGGGGTTTAGCTAGTATTTCTTGTGGAATTTGGGTATATATTGGCATGAAGGATAAAGATGTTCCCCGCACTTTAATGGAATTAGTATATTTTATACTAGCATTAAGAGCTGTATATAATTGGATTGGATAATGGATAATTTAGAAAAAGCAGTAAAGATCGCAAAGGAATTGGAAAGACGTAAAGTTACTAATATTATGGCTGATTATAAGCCATACGAATATCAGAAGAAGTTTCATAATACATTAGCACAGCAAAGATTGTTAATGGCTGGTAATAGGGTCGGCAAGTCCTTTAGTGGGGCCATGGAAATGGCATACCATGTGACGGGAAAATACCCAACTTGGTGGGCTGGTAAACGATTTAATAGACCTATAAGAGCATGGGCAGGGGGAGTTTCTAATGAAACTACTAGGGATGTTTGCCAAAAAGAACTTGTCGGTCAGCCAGATGATCCATCAGCTAAAGGTACAGGTACAATACCTTTAAAGTATATTGGTGAAACTGTGAGGAAAGCAGGTGTACCAAATGCCATAAACTCATTAGTTGTTAAGCACGTAACAGGTGGATATTCACGAATAGGATTTAAAGCATATGAAATGGGTAAAGAGAAATGGATGGGAGAATCAGTAGATGTTATTTGGCTAGATGAAGAACCACCAACAGGAATTTATACACAAGCATTAACAAGAACAGCAGATAAAGGTGGTATTGTTTATATGACATTTACACCAGAACAAGGGATGACACAAACAGTAGCACAATTTGTAAATGATTTAAAAAAAGGACAAGCATTAATACAAGCTACTTGGGATGATGCACCCCATATGACAAAAGAAATTAGAGAACAAGTTTTACAAGCATTACCACCCCATGAGAGAAAAATGAGAGAAAGAGGAATACCACAACTAGGTTCTGGTTTAGTATTTCCTATTGTAGAAGAAGAAATACTATGCGATCCTATTGATATACCAAGTCATTGGCCTAGATTATGTGGGATAGATTTCGGCTGGGATCACCCTACAGCTTGTATATGGATAGCATGGGATAGAGATGTAGATACAGTTTATGTATATGATAGTTATTCAATTAGACAAGAAACAGTACCTGTTCATGCTTCGGCAATTAAATCAAGAGGTAAATGGATTCCAGTTATTTGGCCACAAGACGGCAGACAAGCAGATAAAGGTTCAGGTAAGAATTTAACCGATCAATATAAGAAGGAAGGTGTTAATATGTGTGCTGAATGGTTCACTAATCCACCACAACAAGGTTTAAGAGAAGGTACTGGGGGTAATTCAGTTGAAGCTGGAATAATGGAAATGTTAGTAAGGATGCAGACAAAAAGATTGAAAATCTT